AGCTATTGAATCCACTAAAGAGTCCACCCACTGGTGCAAAGGCATATTTCATTACTGCTTCAGTCATTAGAAACGTCTCCGTAAATCGTCAGTCTTATTATGAGCAACGTTCCAGATGTCTCCACGACATAGGCCGATATCTGCAAGATCTTTATCAGTTAGCTTATTAAGCTCCTTAATAGTTTTCCTTGCTTCTGACGTATCCTTGCGTGCTGTGTTCAGATCTTTAAATAGTTCAAACAGAGCTCTAATTGCGTTCTGTAAGAAATTCGCTTGTGTTAGTATTAGTTGTGTCATTGGTAGATTCCTCGTTTTTTCCAATATTAATTTTACGAGGACGCTGATCTTCAGGAATGATAACCTTCAATTCAATTGCTAAGATACCATCGATGATGTCAGCTCCGTGCACTTGCACGTGTTCAGACAGCCTAAAGGTACGTTTGAACTTCTTCGTGGAAATACCACGGTGAACGTATTCGCGACCTTTTTTCACATGCTCACCTGTGATAGTGAGAGTCCTTTCATGCATTTCGATGTTAATACCATCTTTACTGAAACCTGCTACCGCTAATTCAATGAGGTAGTCGGATTCACCAGTCTTTAGAATATTATGGGGCGGATAGTGATCGTGGGCATGTTTGGTAACATGATCCAGTTCTTTTAGTAGATGATCAAATCCAACGAAAGCGGATGAAGGGAATAGTGTAGTGTTAAATTTGCCTGTCATAATTTTCTCCTTTTGCAAGCAAGATATTTTAAAGGAACCAGATACTCTGCGTTCCAAGGTTATTTATACATTTTAGATAATCAATTTCGATTCATTTGTAATGATTTTCGAAAACATTGTTTGATACTGCTTCTTAAGCGTTTCTACTGGATCTACCATAAACATAACATAGCTTCGTGGAATTTCCATTCCATCCTTAGCATCTGAATATGCCATAAACGGCGCTAGACCTAAAGAGTTAGCTTCTGTTGGAATCAAGATAGCAACATCTGATAGAGTCAAATGATCCTTGTTACTTGAGTCAACGGTGCATAGTAGTTCTTCGCCAGTAGATATACGGACGATTTTAATATCACTCATGATTTATCCTGTAATAATGTTATAAATTTCTTTCCAGTTTTTTACACGTGGACATAATCCCTTATAGTCAGCATTAAATCCGTGTGCAATTAGCAAACTGTTTAAACCAATGCGCAAACCTAAATCAGCGTTTTCTGGTTTATCTTCTATCCAGTAGCATCCGCTACTTCTATATTGTTCTAGTGCGTCGTCTTTATCTGCACCAGTATCTAAACATACTATTTCCTCGAACGCAGTAGGTCCGAATAGAAGTTCTAAATTTTGTTTTCGCAATTCAGCTGCGGCCGGATTAAGGCTTAAGCTTGTAATACAGCGGAAAACATATCCATGTTCTTCATGTAGTTTACGTACATATTTAATTGAATCTCGCAGTGGGGAAAGAAATCTCATATCAGCACTGGTATTAAAATGCTTTACAAGTTTTTTACATTCTCCGCGATCTATACCAAACATTATTTCCATATCATAAGATACAATATCAGGGGATGCTCGCTTATATCCTAAGCTATCCATCCATTTGGTAAAACCATGAACCCAGTCAACTAAGACTCCATCACAGTCAGTAAGTATTACTTTTTCTTTCATCATATAAATCTCTCCTTTTTTTTCATTATAGTGCTATTATACCATAAATGAATAAGGATGTACACAGTTAATTTCGTTTATTTGAATTATTTATTGCCAATGTTGTATTTAGGGCATAGTTCCCACTTTGCCTTTTCTTTATAAGATACAACTTTGATCTGTCTCAGCGGTGCCTTTTGCAATGCTTCTTTTTGAGAAAACTCTACTAGTCCCCAATCACTGAGCAATGTTGCAATAGTATTACGTCGCTGAATATCATTCTCTAATAGATTAGAAGGTTTACCATCTAACAGGAATAGCTCTTTAAAGTGGACGATAAAGTATCGTCCTTGCTTATGTAGAATATGACAAGACTGAAATAGCTTGTTGTCATGGCGTGATGCCACACCAATCCTAGTTAGAGTTTCTCTTACTTTTAGAAAATCATCTGGTTCGTTGAGGGTAACTTCCAGCATGATTGCTGGTGTCCACTCAATTGGTTTACTTTCTTCCACCTTTATACACCTTCATCCTTAATTCTTCAATTTGTTCTTTTGATAATATTGTCAAAACTTGGCGTGCTTTTTCTTTGCTATAGCCATAATATTCTTTAACAACTTCAATGTTATTAAGATTTGCCGGTTTAGCCCATTTGCTAAAACGTTTCCTCTTTCTAACAGTATTTATCAAAAAAGAAAATTGGAGTTTATTATCTAGGTGGTGATATCTATTCATCTCATTAGCAAGTAGAATGGTATCATGGAAGTAAGAAAGAGAGCGGTTTACCATGAATGCATTGTATGATTTCTCAGACAAGTCATCAACCATTATATCTTTCTTTGTAGTATTGATAGCATTAAGGTATTCAAACGGATTCATTGAGTATCCTTTCACGCAGTTCGGTAGTAGACCATTGATGGTTACGCGCGTTGTAGTATATTTCAAGTCCAACTTCTCGTGCGGTAAAATCTTCATTACGATATTCATTACCAATAATACGAAGATCTATATTATTATTCATAATTAAAGCATATAGATCATCTTCGGTCTCATAAGGTATAATCTCGTCGACATACTTACAAGCATCAACTTGAACAAAACGTTCATACATTGACTGAACAGGTTTATTCTTTTCTTTGCGATCTATGCTTGGATCTGTTTGAAGTGCAACAATTAAGTGATCACATTGATTACTTGCATCTTTAAGCATTAACACATGACCAGCATGAAATAGATCGAACGCACCTGCGGTGATACCTACTACTTCCATTCTGCACCTGCCATAATCTCAGTCATACAAGCAACGACATTCATCTCGTGATCTGCGACGAATGCGTTTTTATATTGGTAATCAGCAAGTATGAGCACAACTTGTGGAATAGATTGTGGTTGTAAGTGATCAGCCATCTTATCATAAACAGCACGAAAGATAGCTTGAGGCTCAGTATCAATATTGTTTACAACCCATTGACGCATGCCTTTAAAGTCTTTACCTTTAAGCTTTTCCATAAGTGATTTAACATTGTTGTCTCCTAGATTGACTAGGACACCAGCATCAATAGATCCACTGACGGAATAACGTTGGCATTCATTTAAGACACGACGCCAGTCTGGAAAGTAACGTTCGACAAGTTGTGCTAAGACCGCCTTGTCGAACGCCACATTCTCGGCTGTAAGAATATCCATCAGTCGCTTGAAGAACATGCCAGCAATTGCAGGCTTTTGATCATTCGGTATAGCGAACTCGTAGACAGAACACCGAGAATGTAAAGGTTCAATGATTCGATTCTTAAAGTTACATGTCATAATAAAACGACAGTTATTTGAGAACTCTTCAATGAATCCACGTAAAGCGGGTTGGGTTGATTGAGGATTAAGGTAATCAGCCTCATCCAGAATTACTACCTTATAACCGCCCTGTAACGATACACTAGAAGCAAACTGTTTGATTTTGCCACGAAGTGTATCGATGTTGCCTTCTTCAGAACCATTGATTATAATATAATCAAGGCCAAGTTCATTACATAGAGCTTTAGCAACTGTAGTTTTACCTACACCTGCTGTACCACTAAATAACATATTTGGCAATTGTTCTGTCGAAACCATTTCATTGAATACTTTTTTCAATGAGGTTGGTAAGACACATTCGTCAATTTTAGATGGGCGATACTTTTCAACCCATAGAAATTCATTAGACATTCACGTACTCCATAATATAATATAATACATTATAACACATATCGGATGATATGTACATAACTAATTTGGTCAGGGTGGCTGGACTCGAACCAACGACTTCTACATTCCAAGTGTAGCACTCTACCAGACTGAGCTACACCCTGTAAGTGAGGTGTTTCCACCTCACCGTTTATTTTACGATCGATTCGTATAGATCTTCAATCTCTTCCTTTTGCTGCTGAAACTGAGCAAAATTCTGTTTATGATAGATCTTTGCCAGCGCATTGATATACTTCTTATCGATAGCAACATCATCAGCAAGGGCATTAGCAGCTTCTTTTTGAAAGTCCCGTTCAGCATCAATACGTGTCATTGAGTTTGACATTTCTTTCATGCATTCAAGAACCTTTTTACGATCCGCTTCGTTACTCAGCATTAGCAGTATCTGGTTCTGCAGCTGCATCGCCTTCAGGTTCTGCTGGCTTGTTTGCTTCAAGGAAAGCATTGATTCGATCTCGGACACCGCCGACTGATGTAAGTTCTTCTCCACGGAAGGCTCCTCGTGTTGATGCCACGTCAATAATTTGAATAGTGGCCTGCAAATCATTAAGACCCAGCTGAACTGCTGCTGTCTCTGTGGCTTCAGGTGTTACGTTATTTTCTTCGCTCATTATTAATCTCCGTAAGATGAGTTTTTCTCTAAAGCAACCCAGTATTCTACTGATTCTTTAGTATGTTTAAAATGTGAAATTAGCTTTTTAGTGATAGCAACATCATAGTCCCCATTGATAAACTTAAAGTTTGCGATATTGAATACAAACTTAAAGCCCTCTTCGCTTCTCGAGCAGCCATCTAGTTCGATTTCAAATGTGTTAGATGTTGCATCATTAACATCAGTAACAACAATTGAAGCTGTATTCTCTCCAGGTTTACCAGTGATTACTGCAGTATTTATACCTAAAGCAGAGGCTGCTTTGCGAATTGCCGCCATATTTTCTTGTGTTAATGTAAATGATACATCAACTGATGGCATAACAACATCTTTAGAAGGCGTTGTCAAGATAGATGGTTCAGAAAAGAAGTACTTAATAGCTTGTCGACCTTGTGAGATCTTAACTGATTTGTACTCATCATCAAAGGTTAACTCAGGATCTTCGAACATGCCGAGTGCACCTAAGAACTCATGAAGATCATAGATACCTATCTGAGATGGAATATCTTCAGCAACTGTTGCTGATGACAAAATAGTTTTAGATTCAGACATAGTCTTAATCACATTACCTGGATTAAGAACAATCTGACTGTTGATTGCGGCAAAGTTCTTAAGACTGCCAATTGTTTCATTCGATAGTTTCATACTTTCTCCATAATGAATATAGGTTATTATACCACACTTTTAAGCTATTGTACATCATTATTTTCTTTATCATGCACATATAGTGCAATTAATGTATAATGCAAAATTTTAAACAGATCTTTTCGATGCTCTGTTACATCTCCTTTTTTTCCATATCGTTGCAGATACTTATCAACATTACCTAAACAAAAACCGGTGCCGTTACCACGATCAACAATTACTTCATTTGCTTGAAACTTAGTTTGTCCATAATGTTGACTATATGTGGAGTTCACATATTCGGTGAACTCCTTTAATAGTTTATCTTCATTAAACTTGTATTCCATTATTATCCTTCTGTTGAGTAAATTGCGTTATCAAGAATGTTATCTATATCAGCACCAGAAAGCTCAGAGCTTTCATCTTCTGTAGATGTTGTATCATCAATCAAAGCATATAGATCTTTAAAAGCTTCTTTTGTATCATTGTCAAAGCGACTAATACAAAGATCGATTGATTTAGTACGATCATCAAAGATAGAAAACGTTTGTACGATATGACACAAACGACGTGTTGATACGATATCGTCTACTCCACCATCTTCAAATGTTTTACGAATAGTCTCAGACCATTGAGTTAAACGATCGGCAAAGTCGGTATCTTTACAATCAAACTTATCCATATGCTTTATGATAATCTTCTTTTCGATTGCCATTGAAGGATAAGGCTGTTCAAGTGTAATAGTAAAACGCTCAAGGAAAGCTTCATCAATAATAGTTGCTGCAATAAAGCGGCCGTCTTCAGAACCTTGACCTTTAGTATTAGCAGTAGATATTACATTGAATCCTTCAGCAGGTTTGATAACTTCACCAGTCTTTTTGATCATGATAGGCTTGCCTTCTAGCACACCTTGTAAACACATGATCTTATTTGAACCACGGTCGATCTCATC